GAGTCATATGACTCTGGAGATATTACTTTGACTTCTTTTTCTTTTTAGGTTCAGGAATAGGTAATTCCATACAAACAGCGTTAGACTTAGATATAAATCGTCTATTAGCTTTGGATTGCAATGCCTCATAGTAATTCTCATTCAGAATAGTATCATCCTTATCCCATGTTCTGGTAGTATAGTTAAATTTACTATTAGAGAATACTTCTTCTGTCATAGATGTCGCATACTTTTCAAAGATTTCTTTCTTTGCTTTATAACATCCTTTGACTGCATCGAAACCTACATCTACAAAGTCTATATACGTTGTATCTTTATCTCTGGTTCTACCTAAAGATTGTCTGGCTATGACTTTAGATTTAAAAACTTCTCCTAAAACCATAGTCATTTTCAGCCCTTTAATATCGATCGCAGCCCCACAAGACTTTGTAGTAGACAAGATAATCATCTTATCCAACTGCTGTTCTTTTTCTATCTTGTTGGTAATTAGAGTGGTATAGATTCCTACTTGATCTTTGAGTTCTGGATAATTTTCAATTATCCAATCGTATACAGTCTGTATAGCCCGATTGGTACCAATATAGATCAACGTCTTTCCTGTTCTGAAGATCATTTCCATGGCTATAGTTAAGATCTTATAAAACTGCTCATTCTTAATCAAATATGAACAGTATCTATTTCGATCAAATCCATATCGATTGGTACAATATCGCTCTTGCCCTGGAGTAGGATAAGTATTGTATAATACAGAGATATATCTAGTTCGAGGATCTCTATCTTTATCAAACAGATCTATCTTAGGTACATTTAAGAAAGTTTCTTGATAGATTCTATCTTCTTCTCTATCTGAACGAAATGGTGTAGCTGTCAGATATAGTGTCTTATAGGTATTGGTAAAGAAGTCAATCTTCCAAATATTATCAAAATCTAAATGTGCTTCATCATAGATCTTAATGCCTACTCTAATCTTCTCAAACAAGTCTCCTACCTTATCCCATCCATAATTAGATGCATAAGAATGAAGAGTTTGATGAGAAGCCAAGAAGTATTTTACTTTAGAGATATTGACCATATTATTCAATATCATAGCAATACTACCACTTCCTACAATAGGATAGATTTCTGTAGGAGAACAATCGGTATATTCCATAATACGATCTCTCCACTGTTCAATCCATCCCAAAGAAGAAGTGATCATAATAGATCTCATTCCCATCATAGCAGAACAGCATATTGTTACATATGTTTTACCAGCTCCAGTATTCAGATTGACTCCTAATTGAGAATATGGTTTGGTCTCTTGATGCATTCCTTCTCCCAAGATAAATTGTATAGCTTCTCGCTGTACATCATCTCTTGGTTTATAGCTCAATCGGAATGGGATATTGGTATCATATGGGTCTACATTTGGACTATATTCGCATTCTGTTTCAAACAATCTTTCTAAAGAAGAAATATCCATTCCTCTGGGTAGAGTTAATATATGATTTTCTTCATCATACATAATTGCTTTATAGGTACCTGCTGCAGGATCCAGTTTATCTGGCACCTGAAAGAACGTTTCCAGGTCTGTTTGGGAACCCTGAATATAGCCAAATACTTTTATACACGTTCTAAAGGCTACTATACGGACCCCACTCATAATTTAGCTCCTAAGCCCAATATTTGAAAATAGATATTATTCAGATACCAAACAAACTGATCATCTTTGATAGTCTCTGGCATAAAGTTAATATAAATTAATAACTCTCTTATCAGATATACAATAGGTCCAGTAGCAGCCCACAATACAAAAATCTTTAAAGCAAGCATACATAAAAACCATAGTGTGCCGGTACTCTTTATTGGGTACCATATGATAATCTTACCAACGAATACAATAGTCAGCATAACAATGATACACTGAATAATAGACATTGATAAATTTTCTATCATAGATATGCCTCCTATTCTTTAGGAACCTCAAATACAGCATCGATTAGCTCTCTCTTCTTAGGAGCTTTAACATGATTGGATAAGAAGTCTTGTGGTCTTTCCATAAAGAACAAATCCATCAAAGATGGCTGTGTCTTTTCAAAAGACAATGGATAACACAATGCATCATTCAATTTCTGATAAATCAGAGAGTTGATAATACTTGGATTATCTTTCAAAGCTTGATCCAATGTTAAAATTTGGTATTCTTCTCCAGGATTCTCCCATTCTGGTAAGCGCAATCTGGTTCTTGTAGAACGAATCTGATTCATCAGAATAACCTCCAGATGAACCGATTGAATTGTCAGCTTACCTTTGATAATGAGCTGAACCAATCTCTGCAGAAGAGAGTCTTTATCATAGTCAATTTCTCCTATACTGCTCTTCTTATTGATCAACTTCTCAATATCTTTCAGATTCTTACCAATATCATTGTTCAATATCTGGATGAAGAAGATATTCATCATGCTGTCTTCATCAACCAGATCTTTCAGATATACTAAATATTGATCATCTTCTGTTAGTTCCGCTTTTGTAGTCAGATATGTATTAAACTCCTCCGTCAAATACATTTCTGTATCTTCTGCAGATTTAATAGTATACCGATCGCCTTTCTTATCCACCAATATGAATTCCGTAATATATTTATCCAATGAAGTCTTCTGATCTTCCATACTATCTACATAAGAATCATCAGAATCTGAATAAATTGTATTGGTATCTATAAGAATATATGCTCCATGTGTATCTTCTTTTGGAGATATAGAGTTTACATCAATTTCAAAATACTTATCAAATGGAGCAGCCCAATTGAATTTTTCTATCACCGTTTCCAGCAAGTGCTTTGCCGATAATTGCTTCTGTGTTAGCTGTGCGGATAATATTTCAGAAGCTAACTTACCAGGGCGAATATTCCGATTGATATAAGCTAACTCTCCATAGCATCTTCTACATATCCCGTGGCCATGTGCTGCACTGGCACAAGTCATCGGAGAATATAAATAAATTGTTTTGCCGATCAGATACGTATCTTTCTTAGCGTTAATTAAGTAATCCATTCCATCAGGATCTAGTTTATAGTATCGCCCATCTAACATGGATAAGAACTTTTTGTTTTCTACTAAGATTGTTTGGAAATTGGATGTATTGCAACAATAGTCCATATCCTGGTTTAACATAGTATCCATATTATTGACACCAATAATACGAGCAAATGTTCCTGACTTACCAGTATTCTTTTTTGTTTGAATCTGTGCTACTCTGGAAGATGCAGAATCTACAAATTGAGCGGCCACTGTATCTAATCCACCCATAATATAAGACTTATCAATTACATACGGATGAACTCCACCCTGTCCATTCGGTTTAGAACCAATATTAATGGCGAATTCTTTATACTGTCGTTTATTGATACCTTCCCCAGTCATAAAAGAATTCTTCATACAATGATCATGTCCTAAATACTTCTCAGATTCTTCGATAATTTCTATGCTGTCTTCTGCTTTCTTTAATCCATCATCTTTAACATCTTCTATCTTCGAATCCGATACAGATGTGTGGATTAATTCGTTAAACTCTTTCACCCTAGACATTAAGTCTATGGTGTCTTTTAAGTTGATTGTATTGGATATATACATGGAAAAGAGATCAATATCTTTGAACTTATATAACGTATCATCTAAGATATTATTCAATTCTGTTGGAGATACGATTCTCTTGATCTTATCAATATAATGATCTAAATAATCTTTAATGGCATTTTGTGTCATAGCCTCAGGGAAAAACAACGCCTCTCCACTGATAGGCTGGTTAGACTGTACAACAATATACCACATCATAATATTAAAATACAGATCAAAAACTGATAACTGTATTATTCCATCATTTACCAGTTCTACATCAATCATAAAATTTTGTACTTCTTCTAATTCTATCCCATCTTTCATCAGATTTAATATTCCCTCATAATAATCTGACCAATTTGATGAGTTAATTTCGGATGTTTTAATATGACAACGTCCATGAGTTGCCAAACTTGCAAACATGTAATAATTTTGTAAGTTTGATAATTGCGGATTATACATCAGATTTTCTCTCCTATCATATTTTTACACATTTTCTATGATACGTCCCTCGTAAAATCTTGTCAGTTATTTCATTTCATCTTCTTAAACTCCTTTTCTATAATTCGTTTACTTCTTGAGAACTCTTAATAAAAAGTTCCATTCTAAATCAATCTCGATTATATAATATATATTTGAATAAAAATATAAAAAGAGAGGTAGAGACTCATATGAGTCTCTACCAAAAGTCATAGCATATCAAAAGATTGTTTAAAAGATAAGAAGAACACAGCTGTGTGAAAACCAGTGTTCAAATAAAATCAAATAGAATATAAAACAAACATATTAAGACGTAAAGTTCGTCTTGGAATAATATCTCGGATTGGTTTTAAGAATAGCCTTCTGGGCTTTGATAACATCACGTTTAACGTTGTTGCCATAACGGCGCACAATGTTAGCAATAGCCTGTTTCTTAAGCATATGAGCTTTCTTCAAACGTTTCCAGTCAGCAGAGTTAGACTCTTTGGCTTTCTGCATAGCAGCCAGCGTAATACGTCTATTATAATCGTCAGTTCTGGAGAGACGGACGATTGTACGACGATTAACTGCTCCGCCTTCAACAAGAGCTTTAACTTCTGCGCTTTCCAAATACTGTACACGTTCTTCATCATCCATATGATTAACAAGATCAACAAACATTGATTCCAAGAGAGCGCCCATATCCTGGACCCCATCTCTCTCATTTTCATTATCGAGGAATGACACAGTATTTCACCTCCATTAGTGTTTTCAACATTCTTAATACATGACCACAATAAAATGTAGTTTAAATAAATGTTCTTATAATTGAATTAAAAAATGATTTATTATAACACACTCCAATACATAGAGAAGAAAGGGGATATATAATGAAACCTAGTCAAAGTATTGCTTTTCAAGATTACAAAGATACAATGAGAAGAAACATCAAATATTTATTTCCTCAATTAAGTAATGATGAATTGGAACGAGCTATAGAATATTCTATAGATAAGAGAATTATAAACTCAGCTTGTCAGCTGAATGACACATATAAGAATGCTGTATATAATACTAATATGTTAGAATTAACAGAGTATATCATGCATGATCGGCCCATACTGACATCTTTCGGATGTCTATTTCATAGACACGGAGATGTAAATAACCCATTATACATGATGATACAGGAATTTGCAGATAGACGTAACAGATTTAAGAAAGAAATGCTAAAGCATAAAAAAGGTAGCGAGCAATATAAACATTTTGATTTAGCTCAAGCTGTCGCTAAGGTGGACACGAATGCTGAAACAAACGTATTCTAATGCGTTTGAGATAGGCCTCTTTATAAAGTAATTTATAGAGAGAATCCTGGTGAATTGCTGGAAACCGGTAAAGGTCTGATAACTACAATATATTTTTAATATATGAATGTGACGAAAGTCAGAAACAATATCAGATATAACCTAAGCTGAAATAAAAGAATAATATATATGAAAGTCTTACTTATTAAAAGAATATATATTATTTGCTAAAGGTATAATAAGAAAATCCGCAATCAGCAGCGAAGCTTCTATACATTATAGAAGAACGTTCAACGACTATTACGTAGAGTACAAGCGTATTCGAAGTGCCAGGCTCCAATATATAAATATTGGATGAAGATATAGTCTGTCCATGTATGAGAGTACATGAAGTTCATAAGAGAACTGGGTAGATGTAGCGAATCTATTCGAACACATGAGATCTACGGTGCTATGGGGCAACCATCTTCTATATTTTATAACTTTGAAGTGGCAGCCTCCATTACCAGACAAGGAAGAGCTTCTATTGCAGCATCTATTATGCTCTTTGAGTCTTTCTTAGCTAACAATATTAAATTTGGATCTTTGAACGAAGTGATTATGTTTATTGATCATATTGTATTGATGAAACCAACTAGACAATATGAAGATCATCGAATCTTAGATAGAGACATCTCTATCCAAGAAGTCTTTGATAAATTAATGAGTTCTTGTGGGTATCGATGGAAACCAGATCATACAGAAGCCAATATTATCTGGAAAATTTTACATCAATTATCCCAATTTCATTTAAACAGACTCTATTATAAAAACAATATCTATGCTTTCTTTAATAATACAGCACCCAAAGACTTCTTATTGGAATTATTGTATTTTTTGGATTCTCCATTTATTGATCCCAATTCTCCGCCACCAATGATTAAGGATAATCTGGATGTATTGGTGGATATGGTTAAAGAATATATTTATTATCCATATCAAATCATCGATAAGATAGAGCGAGTAGAAACATTGTATCGACAAATCGATTTAGTAACCGATACAGATTCTTGTATTATTTGTTTAAATCCGTGGTATGAATATGTAGCAGATCTGACCAAAGATCTGGATATCGATCTGAAGCATTATGAATTAGATATGATTGGATTATTGAATAAAGAGAATCCTAATGATGCGTCTGATTTAATGGAAGAAAGCAAAACAGAATACATTTACGATTTCAGAAATAAAGAAATTTTGGAAAGAAAACGATTGGTAGATCCATTCAAAATCATTCCAGAAGACGCTATGAGATATAGCATCATCAATATACTGGCGTACGTCATTAGTAAGCTATTACGAGATTACTTCGATCGTATAAGCATTAAGAATAATGTAACTAACGATACTCATAATTTCTGTTTGATGAATATGAAAAATGAGTTTTTATTCTTACGTATGTTGTTATCCGATGCTAAGAAGCATTATGCATCTATTGTAGAACTTCAGGAAGGTCATAAAGTTCCTTTAGATAAACAATTGGATATCAAAGGATTACAGATCGATAAATCTGTTGTACCAGAATCCACTAAAGAAGCTCTTGGGAATATTCTACATGAAGATGTATTACGTCCAAATTGTATCGATCAAATGAAGATCATCAATAAGTTAGCAGTTCTGGAAAAGACTATCTATGATGATATCTACAACGGTGGATTGAAATACTATAGTCCTAAGAAGCTAAAACCGTTTGTTACATATAAGAATCCGATGAGTACACAACAAGTCAAAGCGTCTATTGTCTATAACTTATTTAGAGATGAAGACGAAGCATATATCAATATTGATGAAAATAATTCTGTATTGATTATTGGAGTTAATATTGATGCTCATGCATTGGAATCTTGTAAGTTAAAAGAATCAGATCCTGAGAAATACGAGATTATGAGAAAGATTATTTATGAGAATCCAGTAATTGAAGTTTCTCAGAATAAGATTGCCGTGAAAATATTCAATGATAATCTGGCTTTGAATAGCCGAAAGATTACCAGTATAGCTATTCCTAGAGACAGTCAAACGCCTAAATGGATACTAGAATTTATTGATTATGCCAGCATAGTTAAGGATAATATTGGCACCTTCCCATTGAAGAGTATTGGTATTACTAAGTTGGATACAAATAGCGCATATAGTGGTATTATCAATCTATAGGAGAAAATATGCTTACAAATAATGAAAAAGAAATTTTAAGAACAATAATCAAAGATTGTAAGAAAGCTAATATTTCGAGATCTACTACATTTGAGTTTCTAAAATGGTATTTGTTTATCGATTACACTTGTAATAATATAGATAGTTTTATTATGCGGTTCCATAAGTTGTCTTCTATAGATTTCAGTATATTCAATACTGATTTTCTTAGAACAATAGCCGTTCATGTATCCCAATTCTTTATAAATTCTTATATAATAGCAAATGATATGGAATCTATTGTAAAAATGGGCGAACCCATATCAACTAAGCAAGTAATAAATACGTATCATGAATTCATGGATAAAATTAATCATAATCAGAAGATTCCAATTATTGCTATAATTCACAATAAGCCTACAAATCAGCGTATATATATAGTATTAAATAATGTATCTGATGATTGCGATTCTATTGAAAATTTAGATCTTTCCGACGATGCATTATCCTTTACTGTCAATTTTATCAAAGATCATTATAACGATATTCAATCTAAGATAATATATAAAGAAGAAAATGACTTTGTAGGGAATAATGATCTGAATAACCCAAATATACCGCGGGTTATTTCTTTATGAAATATAATATCCATAGACTCATATGAGTCTATGGATATCTATTGTTTTTTAGTGATTATCTTTTCTATTTTTAATTTCTTCTAAAAGTTTATGAGCACGTTCTCTAGCCTTAGGTAAATTCTTATTAATGAAATCATCATACTTTTTAATTTTGGGATCATTTTGCAATCCTTGACGTACTCTATCATGCCCACTTTTGAAATGAGATACAATTCGATTATACTCCGTATCATCATGCCGACGGGTTTTATCGTTTGTATGTTTCTCAGAGTTACGTTTTGCTTCGTCTTCTATTTTACGAACGTTCCGATTAAAAATAGATCTTGCATTATCTTTAAGAGTAGACTCATCAGCTTCCATATATACATTACATTCATCTTCTAATGAATACTCATTAGATTCTAACATACTTTCTAATTCATCACATGCATTATTGTATCCTTCAATATAAGCTTGTTCTAAATCTTCTTTTGTATATAACATAGTTTAATATACCCCCCTATAATATGATGATTACTATGATGTATAAAAAAAAATAATCAAATAATCCATAATATTTTATTAAAAAGAATATTTATTGTTAAAATGGAATCTATCTTTTTTTCAATTATATATTATATAGGTGTAATAACCATAATAAATTTACATTTATTTTTAAAAGGAGGATAATTATTATGGATAACAAAACACTTATTACAAAACTCTTGGCAGACAAAACGGTTCAGCAAGGATTGGAATTATTTATCAAAGCCAAATCATTATTTGATTTACTTGATATAGAAATTAATCCATTTGATCGATATGTAAAAAAATATATACATATTGATTCGCTAACCAATGGTTTGAATGAAAATCAGATATTTAATTTGAAAAATAGAATATTTGAATTTATTATTAATCATCGAGACGATAAAAAAGATATTGAATTGAATGCGATAGCAGGAGATAATAATAACTTTATTCTTGAAGGAGAAAATAAGAAATTCTACGTATTCTACAACATTGGATCAGAGCCAAGAGTAACAGTAACCAGCAGTAAAACGGATGCATTTGAAATTATGCGGAAAAAACCATCTTTACTGATAGGTTACTGAAAATAAAAGAAGGGTATATACCCTTCTTTTATTTTTTATAAAAAAATATATCCAGAGGTTATATAACCTCTGGATATATAATAAACACATTATACTATAGTAATATCTACACTTTCATCGTGACTCTTTACAGCATATGCAGCTCTACGTTTCAGACCTTTAAGAGTTGCACCAAGAGCAGACTTATATACACTCATAAGAGTAGATGCGATAGCCTGTCCAACGGTTGCTACAGCGCTATGAATAATGGTCAGCCCAGAACTAATGTATTTAAAAAGAACACTCAGAGTCTTATTAATTCCAGCTTTAATATTCTTCTGTCCTTCTTTTTTAATTCCAAGAAGTTCTTTAGTTTTCTTTTCAACGACTTTCTGGATTTCATTTACATTCTTAAGATCCCAACTATGAAGTTTCATAACGCCATCATAGGCTTTATCAAGATTCTTCAAAAGATCATTAGAATAAATCTCTTTGAAATTCTTTTCGGATGGAGCAATTGTTTTCTTTTCAATGAGTTTTTCTTTTAACTCAGAGATAAAGTTCTTTCCATCCAATCCCGGGAAGAAACGCTCATAAACCAGTTGTCTAATATCATCAGAACCAATATTCTGTTTAACAATATCCATCACATCAGAAATTGCCTGGTTATTTGAATTGTTGCTAGCTGTTTTAAATGCTGCTTTAGCAGTAGCTTTAGCTTCGTCAGGAATAGAATCTTTCGGAATCGAATTCAAAATCTGTTCAACAATAGCCGGGGTAATTTTAACACCCTTTGGAACGTCAGGAATATTTGCAATAAGTTTTGCAACATTTGCTGCGTTAAGGCCATTATATTCGATTTTTTCGTTTTCCATTTTCTTAGCATTAGTATGATTCTTAACAAATTCGCCAATAGTTTTGAAAGCTTTAGCGGCGGCCATTGTTAATTTGCGACGAAGCATCATGAAGAATGCTTTAACTTTTGCCAAAACTTTTTTAATCAGTTCAAGAATCCAGTTGAAGAACTGCTTAATACGTTTCCAAATAGCATCAAATGCATCGCCAATAACATTTTCCTGCTGAACGCTCAGTTCGCCATATTCGATGCCTTCTTCAAGAGCAATCAGATTATGTGTGGATTCAACAACCATAGCCATAGCACCATCGGTACCTTCATAGCTGAAGTCCGGTTCTACAGCTTCTACGAATGATCTAATTTCATCATCGTACATGTTAACTTTCCTCCAATCATTTTAGTATTCTTCATATAGAAGAAATTTAGAGAATTTTTAGTATATTCATAGAATATACTAGAATAAAATAGTTAGATCTATATAAATAGATCGAATTATATTATACTAATTACTCACTCAGATTGGGGATGAATGAATATCTTCGTAAATAATTATCTAATATACTTAAGTGTTATCTATATAAATTAAGATTCTTAATCTTTGCTTGGTTCCAATAAAGCTTGTTCTAATGCTGTATAGTCTTCTTCATTAGATTCTATATAATAATTACATTCATCTTCTAATGAATATTCATTAGACTCTACACCAAAGAATAATTTCTTAGCCATCTGTTTAAGTCCATGGCCAGAAATACTAGCATCAACCAATTTAAGTTTTACACCAGCTCTTTTACATATTTTATCAAATGTAGTCAATTCGGATTTGATACCAGTCTGTTTAGCAAAAGAAGTAGCTATAGGTTTCTCCCAAGAAAATGGGTCTTTCTTAAACATACCACCATGCTGAGCATAAGGAGATGGAATTACTTTGTCTCCTCCAAATGTAGCTTTAGCTACAGATGCACTAGGACATTGCAAAAATACGACATCCGTATTCTTTTCTCTATCATACCAGTCTTTATCTACGACAAGAATTTTCTTTTTCTTATCATATTCTATAGAACGAATATGGTTATAATCTACCCATCTAAATAAAGCATCTGCTGGTGTATCGGCACTATATACGGATACAATACGATTATACATTGCCAATGGAATTATAAAACCAGGACCAACAATAGAAATACCATGAATAAGAGTACCCCAGCTTCTAGCCGAAACAATAGCATACTGTTTCTTATTATCTCCAGATTCTAAATAAAAATCGCAATCATTTTCTAAAGAATATTCTAACAATCCGCGTTGATTTTCATCTTCTAATCTAAATTCTAAATCTTCCATAATAATTGACCCTTATATTAACTATACTTCTGGCAGAATTTATCTATCTGATTTTCCACAAATCTACCAAGAGGAACAACAATTGTTTCATAAGATTCCGTTACCATAGTAACAGACTTCTTATCTTCAGATAAAGTAATACTCTTATAAATAGGAGAGAAGTCATTGCAGATCTGATAGAAACTATAAGACTCTTTAATTAACAAGTCTACTACATCCTGATTCATAACAGGAGCTACAGCTTCAAATCCTTCTTTAACAATCTGCTGATTGCCTTTAGAAGTAATCATATGATCTAAACTATCTCCTTCAAATCCAGCAGATTCTGAAATAATACGATTGGTATACGCATTATCATAAGATGGATAATATACTCTATCATAGGTAACAATTCTTAAATTTGTTACATTAGACTGTCCATTAACAATCTTAATAGAACCTAAGCTTCTTAATGAATAAGATGGTTTCTGTCCAGCTTTCAAATCTTCATTAAATGCTCTACCAAGTTCATTATTAGTTCCTCTGACATGAGCTTTAACAAAATCTCCATCCATCCATAACTTAGTATACCAGACTTGCTCCAAAGTGGGGTCTACTTTCTGCTGTCTGGCTAAGTTCATATCCAATGGATGCCCAGCTTCTCCTTTAAAGTTGCCGGTACTTACCAATTCTCTGATACGATCAGAGTAAATTTCTTTACGCAAATCTGCTTCTGTATAATAACGTCTGTTTCTATTTAATTTCATTGCCTGTTGTAGTGTACATTCAGCAACCAAGAAGCCATTATCATTACGAATTACGTCGCAAGAGACGCAATCTGCAACCCCTTCGTTGATAATATATGCTACAGGTTTATCTGATATTGGCATAAGATATAACCTCCTTTATGTATTAGCAATTATAATTATGTTTCAGTGGTAAAACTGTCAGAAGATAAGAAGAGATCTATATAGATCTCTTCTATATTTCTTTTTTTATAATAAATTAGTTCTTAGCCATAGCTGCTTTGTTTACATCCTGAGCCAGATCGAACATCTTTTCTTCTTCTCTTCCAACATTCAAAGAATCCTGGGAATTAAATGATCCAGAAGGTTCATCTACATTCTTATCCATTCCTTTCAGGAATCCTTTAGAACGTTCAGTTTCTGCATTGATATCAGAGCCTTCAAAATCATTGAACATTTCTACATCGTCCAGATCATCAGTACCCATAGCATCAAACAGATCTTCTACCGCTCCATCAGAAGACATATCTTTACCTTTAACGTCTTCATTGGATACTTCCACACTATCTTCCAGTTCTTCAAAAGTTTCTTCCAAGCTGGCATTCAAATCTTCATCTTCAAACATATTTAAGTCTCCTTCTTCATGGGATTCAATTGTTCCAGGTCTGGTTCCATCTGTTAAAGGAACAACAGGCCCTGCAGGTTCATTGGCCGGTGCATTGCTGCTAGTCAGATCAACCGTAGTATGTTTTTCTGGTGTATTATCAAACATATCGGGTTCTACATCATCCAGATCAGTATCATCGTCGATGTCATCTTCAATATCAATATTGGGAGGAAGAACGACATCATCATTATGATCTAAGCTAGCACCCTGTTTGGGATCAGCATCAGTAAGAATAGACCCAGGTACGTTATCTGTACCAGTATCATTGTCTTCTGTCGGATTCATTTTAAATATAGGAGCATCCGATTTTACACCATCATCTCCTAAGATTTCTCCATCAGTATCTACATCTTTGTCTACCAATTCTGTAGTATGGGGAGCTGTATGAGGAACATGAGCATCTCCACATTCACAAGGAGCATGATGACAGAATTCACATACTTTACCAGTATTTTCATCATTCAAAGAAAACGGAATATCTCCTACATCTTCATTGATTACTTTATCTACGTAATCATAAATAGAAGCTCCTTCTTTGAGATCTTTAATATCATCTTTAGTTACAAGAGCATTGGCACTAACATCCTGCTCCAATTCTTGAATCTCTTTATCCTGTTCTGCTTCTCTGGCATCTACATCTACAGGGTCATAATCTCCCGGTTCTTTGCCAGCATCAATATCTTCAATATCTTTATCAGAAATCAGAACGTTATCTGTAAATCCAATAACAGCATCAAGAGCCTGATCATCTACTTCAGTAGAAGCTTCAAAATCTACATCAGCATCTTCTTCGGCCGATTTATCTAAGACTACATCGATAGCATCTTGTGCAGCTTCCATAATAGAATCAAAATCTACCATTATATTATAATCCTCCTTCGATTAATCTCCCAATTTTTCAAGTAAAACGGGATCTGTTATTTCTGTAGGAAATAAATTATCTAATTGTTCTTCCAAATAAGAACCATTATAAATATCTTCGTCTATAGCGAGATCTTCCACCATGGACACAGATATTTCAACATGATCTTCTTCATTCATGGTTTCATTAATGAGATCGACAAAACCATCCTTTAGATCCATCTCTCTATCTCCTTTCTATAGTCAAATAGATTTAATTATATGTTTATAATAAGCATTTTAATTAGTCGGAAGGCTTATCTGTACAAGTTAAGCATCCTTTAGGACAAGAACGGAGAGATAAATTACCAGGAGATCCATTAGATTTCTGAGATGATGGATCTTCCATAGAGTTATTTGATGATGTACCGGGAAGATTGTTGATGGTCTGCTGTAAAATATAGATCAGCATAGGAATTGCATAATATAATTCTTTACAAGGTTTGAAATCAATATTATTGATATCTGCAATCATTGTATATGTAATAGGTAATCCAGCAAAGTAATTATAAATAATCTTATAGTACTTCTTATAATTAGGAAGCTTAGCCAATATATCTTGGCAAGAACATCCACATGGACAAGAAGAACTCTTAGGATCTTCATTAGAATATCCTGGTAAGAGATTAATCATATCTGTATCAAATAATGGAATCTTCTCTAATAAAGGAGAACCAAATGGGGATCCATCATCATCTCTATATGTAATCATATAATATGGTTCAATACGATGAGTTAAGAGAGACATTGGATCTTGTACCAGCATACCATAGCCATCATAATAACAAACTGTTGTATTGACCGGATCTTCTAATAATCTAAAGATTGTTTTATTATAATCGATATGTAAATACATCGGTGGTAATGCTGGTTGAGATACATGGATATAGGGTACTCTGGATACTGAGAAGATCTTATGTCTGATTAAGAACTCTATCAGGTACGGATCATAGAAAAAATAATCCCAGAATCCATATTTAAATACAAATGTCTGTGTAGATTGTTGGAAGAACAATTCCACATAGGCTTGTTTTAACATCTCTATCAATTGGTTATACGAATTCATTAAGTTAAATGTGTTCATATCAACCAATACATTATTATTGGATCCTGAAGAGGACGTATTTGGACCTGTACCAGATTTACCAATATTATCTGCCATATATTGATATTCGTTGATTACTTGCGGATTGATATTTTCTCCAATAGATTCTAATTTATAAGAGATCTTATAAAAATTAGATCCATTTGGGAATGTATCAATATTGACAGAAGTAACACGGAAGAGTACTTCTCTTCCAGATTTATTGATATAATCAATAGAGAAATAAGAATGCTGATAGGGAATAAATGTATTCGGAGGTAAATAAGCTTCTCCTTCTATTGGATCAGCTTCTGCACCCCATTCTCCCATATCGATGGATAATTCCATATTCTGAATGCCATAGAGAATGACTCCATTGATTTTATCAAATCTGAATCCGGATGCTGGTCCTATGAAATTATATGCGTTATCAATCACTTCATCTAATGTGGTATGTTCTTTATTGATATTATAGAACGTAACCTTAGTCATAGATAAATTATTGAAAAAATAAAACGGGTTATCTGTAATACGATTAATACTAGAATTGGTAAGAGACTCTACAATATTTGTTCTCTGATTTCCATTATTGGAAATAGAAGTTGCTGCAATGGTAGAGTTGTTTGTTATTCTTGGTTGTGAGGGGTTAAGAATAGTTTGTTTGCTAAAAGAACCCATAAGTATATCACCTTCTTTTCATATTATAAGAATGTTTTACAATATGCTTATTAGGGAGACAAAAAATAAAACTAGAGTCATATGACTCTAGTTTATTATAATAATTAAGGTTTGTCGTCTGGATGGATTATTTTGGCATTTAAGGGTTTATCATCTTTAAGCATTTCCCTATAATCAGGAATATAGTGGATATCTTTTGTAGTGTCTATTTCGGTTGTATCCTTTTCTTCTTCATCATCGGTTAGATATTCTTTACCCCATGTATTTAATACACAATCTCGATAGTCCTCATCTGAGTGTTGCCAATCAATATGAAAATCGATAGAGCCTTTTTCTTTATAGATATGACCAGCATTTTCAGGAATTCCTTCATCAGCAAACCATATATCAATTTCTCTATCTTGATATTTCTCAAAAAACTTTTTGAATACATGATCCGGAGCATTCCATGCCGTATCAAACTGTATCGTATCGTTATCAATATGGTCAAAGCCACACGAGTTCCACTTTGTACCCCAATATGCATAAGACCATTCATACCAATTAGTACATCCTGTGGTTATAAAGCAATATATTATATCTGCTAACTTTTCCAAAGTCATTTTAACACTTGGAGGATCTTCTTTATACATGGCTGTTATATATTTTTCAACTAAATCATAAATATTATTATATGATATTAGATCAATTGAATCGCGACAATTTCGAATTTCTTTATAAATTAAATCCATCGCATCATTATCATTAAAAATTGATGTGCTTACTATTTTAGCTTTTCTTTCCTCTGAATCAATAGGAGCATTGATTGCTGTTTTCTTAATACATTCTGGCATAGGAACGAATTCATTGAAGTCAAAATATTCAGGATATAACTTCCCGATATCTTTCATAATAATTCTATTACGTACATAATTTGGCATAAAAATTCTCCTTGAAGTTAAAGTACATCTAATGATTTATTTGGATAAGAAAAATTATGAACATTTGAATCTCTTAATAAAATAAGATCAATAAATGAATTGTAATTTGGAACGGTTATATTAAATTCCATATCTTTTGAATAATATGGTTCTTCTCCAGACGCTTCATCACATTCTGGTGGAATAAATTTAATATGAGCAGATCCATCTTCATTTCGTATAATTCCAGAACCATTAGTTCCTAACAGAATTTCTTTAAAAATTCTTAATATATACGATTTGTAAATATGATTGGTTAATTCTACAATTTCTTTAACTATAGTAAATTGAATGAAATTATTTTTATAGTCACAATAGTTTAAATAACCCATATTGTATGCCAATATATTATAAACAATTCTCACAAGTTTGGCATATGACGGAAGTTTTGTATAATTAAATCGACGATCATTGCCTGGGTTAATTATTTCATACCAAAGTAACGGACGATCACAAAAGTCTTTGTTTAATGCACGAATTATATATGATGCAAATTTTATTATGTCATCTCTTGTACGTGTTGCGTTTCGATATATTTGCATGATACCGGAATAATCATATACAAAACACTCATTCTCATACTTCATAGCGCTGCACGAATCTACCCCTGGTCTAGTATAATATAACACGGTACATAAACATTGTATCTCTCCAATATCGTCAGAAAATTCAAGTTTAAGATCCATATATCCAGGTTTAAATTTGATATTGCGATGCAATTTGCAATGATAATGAGTCGATGGTGTATATACATCTATTTCAGAAATTACAGGATTATTATATTTAATGGTACTCTGAGATATCATATATTTATTAGTATTTAGTTTATCTAGTATAATATCACCTGTGGTTTTGTAAGCATTATTATCCTCATAATTCATATGCAATTTAATTAAAATATTATCTTCAATATAAACTCCACCGATTTTTATCGATGCTGAAAATAGACTGCCTTCTAACTCAGAAATAATCATTTCTGTTTTCTCCTTATATATAAAAATAAAAATCTCCAAGAGTCATA